CGGGCCGGTCGCTCGTCACGAGCGTCATGCGTGCCTCCATGAGGTTCGGCGCCTACGGCATCCCGATGAGCTGTAGATCACCCGTGCTGGCACCGTATTCACGGTGTCGACGGGCGTTTCCGGCTCGGCGGGGCGGGGACGGTGCGGGTGGTGAACCGGCCGCGCCGGACGGCTGCGCGCGCGTAGGCCTGTCCGGACTTCGGCGCGGTGACGCCGCGGTTCAGCAGCTGCTGTGCGGCCTGGACGCGTGCGGGGTTGGATTCCGACGGCAGCGACCAGCCCTTGAGGACGGCGCGCTGGGCCTCGCGGCGCAGTGCGGCCGGCAGGTCGGTGCCGGCCGTGTCGGATCCCAGCCAGACGGTGACGCGGCACCGGCAATGCGGGTGCAGGGGGCAGGTCTGGATTGGGCCCGGTGGCCAGATCCGGGGCTTCGGCGTGAAGGTGGCGGCGAACCCCTGATCGAACGGCTCTCCCGGATCGGCGAGCCGTCCGGCCATTCCTATGCAGGTCAGGCACGCGTCGGGCTCGGCCCACCACAGCCGCTGGGCACCGAGGCTGTCGGCGACGGCGGTGATGCCGGTGTTCGCGGCGCCGTTGACCACTTGGACGACGGCGGCCTGCATGTCGGTGGCGGCGCGGTGGGCGCCGGCGAGGGCCTGGGTGACGTCGTCGAATGCGGGGCCGGCGGCGTTCAGGGCGTTCTCGGCGGCGGTGATGCGGTCGGCGATGCGGGAGTCGGCGCCGGCGATGGTGCGCAGGGTCTGATCGTCCAGGGTCGCGGCGGTGGTGGCGCGGGCGATGGTGGTGCTGATGTCGCTGCCGACGGCTCCGGCAATCGCAGGCTCGGCGGCCGTTGGCACGGTGGCCAGGGCGGCGGTCTCGGCCGCTGCGGTGGCGACCGTGCCGGCGGCGGCGACGGCAGTGGTGCCGAACGCTTCGTGGGCGCCCTGCTGAATCCCGAGGTCGAGGGCGCGGGCGGCCCAGGTGCTGAGCGGGCCGGTGGCGTCGGGGGTGATGTCGGCGAGGTCGCGCTGAATGCCGGCGATGACCTGGCCGAGGCGGATCGGGTCGGCCGGTGCGGTCAGCGAGCCGAACTCGCGGATCCACTTCGCGGCGGCGTCACGCTGGATCCGGACCAGGCACGTACGCAGCGGCAGGCTGATGAGCCGCGCCGCGGCCTGCTCCAGGGCGTACAGCTCGGCTGCGTGCAGCGCGATCTGTGCCGCTGTCGGCTGCTGCGGGGCCGCGCCGGTGTCAGCCTGTTGCGGGGGCGGCTGGGACGGCACCGGGCACGCCTGGTTGCGGTGCCGCCGGGGGCGCCGGGAACACGATCAGGGGTTTGTCGTCGTCGACGGTCGCGGCCGGCAGTTCCGGCGCGGGCGGGTCGTCGGGTTCGTCGATGCGGGCGGCGTTCACGGCTTCGCCGACGACCTGGGATATGAGGACCTGGACTTGCTCTTCTTGCAGGATCCCGAAGCCGAGGGCGGCGCCGAGGGCCTGCAGCGCCTGCCCGATCTTCAGGAGCATGTCGACCTGGACGGGGAGGTCGTCGTCGCCGTCGCCGAACCATTCGTCGATCTGGTCGGACGTGTAGCCGGCCTCGAGGAACGCCTGCCGCACGGGCAGGCCGGCTTCGAGCTTGACCATGAGGGTCTGCCAGCCGGTCTGGTCGTCGACGGTGGCCGGGGACTTCCAGTGCACGTCGACGTCGGCGTCGTCGACGCCGAGGATCAGCAGGGCGAACGCGAACAGCTCGGCCCAGGTTTCGCCGTAGTACTCCTGCCGATCCTTGATCTTCTTGGTGAACGGCGCTTCCATCGCCCGCACGGCCTCGCCGGACAGCGGCGCGCCGGTGGGGTCGAGCCGGGTCAGCGGGGTGTCGGTGATGAGGCCGCCGAACCGCAGGTACAGGGTGAGCGGGTCGGTGAACACGGTGGGCTGGGCCTGCTCGAACTGTCCGACGCCCTTGACCCCGTTGAGCCACCACACGCTGCCGGCGTCGGCGGACAGCTGCGACTGGGGGTCGCCGGGCCGGGAGGTGGCGCCGGTGTCGAGGGCGAACTGGAACTCGTCCTCGTCGCCGGCGGCGAACTCGGAGGAGTCGGTGCCGTCGGACAGGGCGTAGCGCTGCGGGAAGGCGTTGTAGTCGACGCCGGCCATGTGGCTGAGCACCAGCTTGCGGATGGCGTCCTGGACGCCGTAGAAGCCCTCGTGTTCGGGGCAGCCGTACGGGTCGTCGTTGCGGAAGTGGAAGACCGGGATCTGACCGAAGGGATTCACCCTCGGCCAGCCGGGGCCTTCGTCGACGTCGGCGGGGTCTGCCCCGGGCAGGTCGGTGTCGTAGAACGGGATCATGTCGGCGGCCTTGGGGTGGGTGATCCCGGCCTTGGACCAGTACTTCTCGATGCGGTCGGGGTAGTACAGGTCGACGCGGACCCGCTTCTGCGCCGTGAGGATCCACTGCTTGACCGCGAAGGCCTTGCGCATCGGGTTCTCGGGGTCGTAGAAGACCCGGCAGGAGCGCGGGGAGTTGTAGAAGATGTCGACGCTGCCGATGCCGTCGGCGTCGGGGTCGTCGTCAGGCGACGGCCACACGATCACGTAGGCGTCGCCGAATTTCCCGGCGTTCCGCATGATGGTCTTGGATTGGCGGCCGAGCTTGTTGTCGCGCCACAAGTCGTCGATCTTCGCCTGCGCCCCGGATGTCGGCGACGTCACCGCCGCGATCTCCAGGCGCTCCGTGACCGCCTCGACCGGCTTCTTCGCGAAGTTCATCCGGAAGGACTGCCCGGTGCGGGCCATGGCGCGGCGAAGCCGGATCGAGGCGTTGGCCTCGGCGCGGGTGCCCTTGTAGTACTGCTCCGCGGTCTGGTAGGCGCCGTCGGAGTCGGCGAGCTCCTCCAGCGCCAGCTCCAGATCCGACGACGGCAGCTGCGCGGGATAGCCCGACGGCGTGTTGCCGTCGCCGGCGAGGACGTCCGTGACAGATCCGTCGATGATCGACAAGCCAGCCTCCTACTTCGGTCATGGCCCAAGGTAGGAAGCACGTCCAGAGCGTCAGTCCTCGTCGTCGTCGCTGGAGTAGCTCGGGTCGCGGCTGGACGCGGTGACGCGGCGCCGCACCGGCGGGATGAACACGTCCACGCCGGTGCCGATCGCGTCGACCAGGTCGTCGTGGGCCCCCTTCGGGAACGCCACCATCTGCTCCTCGGCGGCCAGCAGCTCCTGCTCGTGCACCACCTGCGGCAGCTTCGCGACCTCCTCGATCTCCTCGACGACCTTCCCGCCGGCGATGAGCGCGCGCGGCCGGGTCTGGTACCGCTCCAGCAGCCTGGCCGCGCGGACCTCCTTCGGCTCGGACTGGTGCTTGGTCTTCACCTTCACCGGCATGCCCTTCAGCACCGTGTTCTTCCACAGCGCCGCGCCCTGGTTGGTCTCGACGATGATGCCGCGGATCTCCGGATACTCATCCAGGACCGCCAGGACCCAGTTGCGCAGCGGCTCGCCGGGCTGGACGCGCCGGGCCCACGCGGCCCGGACCACGGCACGGCGGTGCGGCTTGGAGTAGGCGATCACGGCCATGGCGGTGAAGTCGGAGCTGGTCTTGTCGGTGACGGCCGGGTCGATCGACAGCAGCGCGTGGGTGAGCGCCGGCACGGTGGCGTGGGTGAAGTCCCCCTCGGTCCAGTAGACGCCGTCGCGGCCCAGCGGGTCGTTGTCGTAGTTGAGCTTGTAGGAGCGGGTGTGGCGGATCTCCTTCAGGAACGCCATCGGCCACTTCGCCGGCCACAGGCTCCGCTCCTCGCCGGTGACGTCGTCTTTCAGGATCGCCTTGTAGTGGTGGACGCGGATCTTCTCGTCCACCACCCACTTCGCGGGCTCCTCGCGCGGCCTGGTCTTGGTCTTCACCAGGTCGTGGATGATCGAGCCGGGCATGGTGACGGTGCCGGCGATGACGACGCGGGCGCGGATGTTCAGCGGCAGGATCGCGTTCTGAACCGTCGCCAGGCGCTTGGCCTTCAGGTGGTCGGAGTAGTTCGACTCGTCCGGCTCGATGTCGTCGAGGATCAGCAGGTCGGGTT